AACCCTGAGCTATTTTTCCTTCTTTTCCTTCTTCTTTCTGCTTCAGTTGTCATTCTCGCACCGCCAAGAACGCCCACCCGAAACATTAGATCGCCAGTCGCCTTAAATCTCTTTTTTCCAAATGTAGTTGTAATGTTTTTATATACCGCCTCTTTAGTTTTTATGTCGTCTATAGCGTTTGCGTTACTCTTTACTGCATTTACAATTATATTTGCTGCTTTACGTAAAGCAAATCTTCCGCCCTTAAATTTAAGGTCGTAATTAATACTTCCAAACTTAACCAAAAGTTCTTCAATGCCTTGCAGCCCAAACTCTGTTTTATTCATCCATTACCTCTGCAAGCATCAGCGTCAAGTATTCACGGCCCGATTCTTTATCCGGCAACGGTGGCCCGACTATTTCATAATCAACGCTGTTTTTCATAACCCTAAAATTAGGCAGAACGTCGTTCCTGTATCTGATTACAGACCGAATCGATATATTGTTTTGTATGCTTGCCGAAGCTATAAAATCTTTTACCGAAAGCGGTTCCCATGATGCCCAAACGGTAGCCAGCGTAGACCATACCGTCTCCATTTCCCCAGTGCTCGAATCCTGTTCGCTATCCGGTTGAAGGATGGTTATTCGGTGCCGTAATTTTCCAGCTTCAAGCATTTTTTAAGCTCAATCTTTTGTTTTGTTGCCGGTCGATCAGTTCGCGTATCGCTTCTTTTTTTGTCTTTTTACTTATTACAATCGGGCTCCCGTCATGCGTTATATCACAATGCGGTTGATATTCAACATAGGGCGCTTCCCTAACGTTTCGATTAATTGTATTTACCGGTAGATCGAGCTTCCAAACAATAAAAGAAAAGGGTATCTGGTCGTTGAATTGTTCGAATTCTATTAATTGATTCCACCATTCTTTCATGGCCGAAACTACGGTCGGATTGTTATGATACCTGAAAAGCATCCCGCATTCCCATAACCCGAAACGCTTCGGCATACCTAAAACATTATACGCATCGAGCTGAGGTTGCATTTCTTCAGCGCTTGCCTTGCCTATCTTTTTCATAAACTCACCCTCATCGTAAAGGCATTCTCTACGGGGGTGCTTGTGCAAAGCCACTGGATTGTCTTTTAAAAAATCAAACGCCGCCTCAACGATATTATTTTTCGGGCACATATTACCATCAATCCAGATAGATAATTCATGGTCTGGAAAATATTCATGTGGCAATATTTTAGGGCGCTTTGCTGTTATCCCATTGTTCCAGAAGGTGCCGAATATTTCAGAAGGGAACCGAAGTTTAATCCGTTCGTCCATTCCATCGGGCTTAATCTTGAACTTGCGCTTTCAAAAGTTAAGCACGACAATATTTTAATCATGGAGGACGACGACTGGTATTGCAATTGGTACATTGAATGCATGCTTGAACTGTTGAAACAGAGCGAACTTGTCGGGATATGGGGAACAAATTGTTACCACGTAGGCGTTCCCGGCTTCCGTGAAATGGGCCGCAACGATCACGCCGCTCTTGCATTGACGGCGTTTAAAAAATCATTCATCCCGAAGGTAACTAAAGCCATTCCCGGTGACATTTCCGTTGATTTGAGAATATGGTTCAAAAATGCAGGAATTCTAATCGATGGAAGATTAAAGAAGGTGCACGTTTCGATTAAGGGAATGCCGGGAAGGTTGAATGCCGGGGTGGGTAAAATAACGAAGCACCATACCGTTGACCCCGAATACAAGAAGTTAAAATCATGGTGCGACGATGCGGAAATTTACATCGATTTAATGGAGAAAAAACTTGTATAAATTGGCCGTAATTGTGCCCTTTTACAAGGGAGTTGAAAGTAGTATTGAGCAGTCACTTGTTGATGAATTCTCTTCAATTAGTGACGACGTGTTAAGGAATATTCAATTAATATTTGTGGACGACTGCTCTTTAGTTCCTTTGAATATCGTCATAAAAAATGAAAGATTGAATTTTTCATTGTATCGAATCGACACCGACATAAATTGGAATGTAGGAGGGGCAAAAAACCTCGGGGCGCATTTATCGGAAGCCGAGATTCTTTTGTTTTTTGATGCCGACAGATGCATAAAAGAGGACGCCATTAAATATCTTTTGAAGTTAGACATCAACGAAAACCAGCACGTTGTATTTGTTAATGAAAAAAAAGGCTCTCCTGGAACTTTATGCACAACAAGAAAAAGGTTTCTTGAGCTGAAAGGATTTGATGAAAAGTTTTCTGGTAATTATGGATTTGAAGACATAAATTATAGAATTCGACACGAAAATTCAGGGGGAAGTTTCATCGAGGTTGATGGATTTATTTCCATAAGGCAAAGGTATCAACATCATACCCTTAAAAGGGATCGTATTGTAAACAGAAAAATAATGTCAGACATTGAACCCTGAGCTATTTTTCCTTCTTTTCCTTCTTCTTTCTGCTTCAGTTGTCATTCTCGCACCGCCAAGAACGCCCACCCGAAACATTAGATCGCCAGTCGCCTTAAATCTCTTTTTTCCAA